TTTGAAGTCGTTCTCAGACATACTTGTACTAAGTGCTGCTGCGGAAGACTCAAGGATTGCAATGTCTCTATCGGAAAGAGCACCAGTCCCTTTAATTTGTGGGAGGAGGGAAAGAGTAAGGAGAGACTTGAGCTGGTCAATTTTTGCCTTTGTCGTTTGTGCGGCAGAACCAGGAATGAAGCTCGTTATACCAGGAACACCAACGGATGCACTAAACCCAGGACTTGCGATAATCTCATCAACAAGTGCCGAGGCATTTTGTGCGTTCATTAGTGCGTTCTGCTGCGATTGAAGCGTCTTTGTATCTGTGATGTCGCTTGGAACAAACTCTCCAGTGTTTGGATTAAACGTACCCCCTCCAAACGTAGATGAAGGAGACACAAACTGTAGGTTTGCAGGGTTCTGTGAGAACGCCGCTTTTTGTGCCAAGAAGTCCGTATAAGAACCCGTATATCCACTTTGAGTAGCGTACTGATACTCTTGAACACTTGTAGGAGATTCTGCGGCAGTAGCAGGAGCAGAGTAGACCGTCTTATACTGCCCCGTAGTTGGGTCAAACTGCAACACCGAATTACCCACCTGCATAGGAGCAGTGAGCTTATCTTGACGTTGCTGTTCTTGGGTTGCGTAGTCGAGCTGGGTCTGTGCAGCTTGAAGACTTGCCTGGCGTTGTGCTGTAGCCGCTGCGAGGCGGTCAAGCAAAGTCTGCTCTTGAATACCTGCTTGTTCTGCTAGTTTAGATTGCTCGCCGCGAATAAGGGAGAGTGGAATACCACGTCCTTGTCCTTCACGTCCGGAAATACCCATGCGGGCGCTCTCTTGGAACGTAGTAAGCTCATCTTGAAGTTTACGCTCTTCTTCGCTTGCACCTTGAAGCGAACCAACCTGAGAGCGTAGTTTGTCTATAAATGACTGCATTTGGTTTGTAACACCAGTCTGTGCCTGTGGAGCGCCTTGTGTCTGGTATTGTGCTGCAGAATACTGTGGTGGTTGTTGATTGGCTTGACGAGGTGTATTACGGTTTCTTTCATCAATATACGCCTGAGTACCGATAGTCTGCGTTGCCTGGCTCTCCTCAGCAAGTCTGGCTTTTGCCAAAGCTTCCTTAGCTTGTTCTTTTGTGTAGCTCGTTTGCGGCTGAGAGGATGAGAAAGATTGTGCTGGGGTTTGTGAGGACTGGGAAGCCTGCGCTACAGGAGTTCCTGAAACTGTAGGCACCACACTTTGTGCCGTAGGTAGGGTTCCAGGATTGAGCGTCCGGCTTTGTTGTGCTCGTTCATTCTCCGATTTATATGTATTGTATTTATCCATTGCGTTACCCGTGTTAGCTGTACCTGATTTAGGCGCACCAAAAGAGGCATAGTCTTGCTTCTTTTCTGCCGCTTTCTTTCTGTTAACGTAGGAATTCACTCCGGAGGCTACGTGCCTCAGTCCGGAAATAAGTGATACTGGGTTCATATATTAGAGGCTGGCTTGTTTATCAAGGTTCGGGTTAATAAATGAGTTAAAGCCCCCGTCGTCAAGTACAACGTCCGAGGTTTTCGTTCCTTGGTCAAACTTCAGGCGCTCCGATAGGTCAAGGAACATGTTCCAGTATCTGTCTGCACGGTTTGGATCTGCGTTCTTTCTCCAATACTCTGCCACTGCATAATAGACCGGGGCTTGCTGATATAGCTCGGGAATAATCATACAGTCTCCAATAGTATACGCCGCCGAACCTGCGACGATAGAAACGCCTGAGTATTCACGCACTAATGTTAGTGTAGTGGTACTTTCTACACTTGCAATCTGATACCATAACCCATCACCCTTGTTAGCGGCGCTCTCCGATGTAATACGGAGATATTTTCCAACCATACCAGCATTCCAAGACGAACCAGAACCAACAATAGACTTACTTCCGAGTGTAGCCGTTACAATGGTTCCCGTAGTGTAGTCTGCTACAGAGAGGTCTTTCACTGCAGTAAGGTATTCAAAAGTAATCGTACTCCCACTAGATGAAGGAGCTGGCCAAAATTCTATAGAGTTTGGAAGGAGGAAGAAGTACGAGGCAGAGTTTGACTCAATACCCGTAGCGGAGGTAATTCTGTTCCAATCCTCAAAGCTTGTAACTTGTTGCGGGATGTACTTAAACGTACCAACCTTGATATATACGTTTACGAGCTTGTAGAGGTCTCCAGGGAGCGTATAAGCGGTCTGAGAGGCTACTGTGGTCTCAGTAGACACCTTCTCAAGGAAAGGCCAAGGCAAAGAACCAAGCATTACTCGTATGCCTTCGTTAATCATCAAATCCCCAAAAGACAAGTTTGTTGTTGAGGTGTTATCGGAAAGACTTCCGTATAGGTTTCTTGCGCCTGTGTATGTAAGCATATTAGGTTCCGATAAGGTTTACTTCTTCGTAAGTGGCCACGATTCTTTTGAAGATTGCCGCACTCGTATTAGCACTTCCACCAGTCCACTCAATGAGTGGCCGTATCTCCGTAAAGATAGGTAGCGGACTCCCTGCAGTGTCAAAGTAGTATTCAGCCGTTAATGTAGAGGCTGTAATAGTGGTTACGAGGTCGTTTATAATGGTTGCTATTGCGCCGTTCTGGTAGACCATGTAGAGGTTAAGCCCACGCCCATTAGCCGCTGTTTTACCGTATTCTACACGTATACTCCTCAGCTTCCCGACCATACCTTTATTAAAAGTAGGCAGGTATGGAGGTGCAGTCAATATTGCATTCTCCGCAAACGTATCCTTTGCCATGTATTGAAGCCCACCGGATGTAGTCGCTCCCGAGGAGATAACCTGAAATCCTGTGGTACCCCCTCCGATTGTTCTTAGAACTCCGCTTGTTGTTCCGGTTCCTTTTCCTAGTTTTTGGAATGTTGTTTCCATTCCTTCAAAAGGTGAACCAAAAGAATGCAGAATCCCTTCGGAATTCCACTGAATAGAGTCACCAAGTAAGTCAGCACCACCGTGAATAGGAGAATCGCCAATAAACATAACGGCAGTTTCAAACTCTGCACCGTTAAATATCTTCAGACGAGAAATACGACTTGTACCGTCGTTCACAATGTTATTTCCTTCTGTAAAGCACCCCATAGTTCCCTTCCAAGAAAACCCGCAGGTAACAATGCGGTCGTCAAGCGTAACGACGCGAGTTGGATCTAGTGAGAGGTAATCATAGAAATATGCCGTCGCCTTTCCTCCTACTTGTATATTAGGTGTTACGGTATTTCCAACCGGAGAATAGTATGCAAAGCAGATAAGGTATGGTGAGCCGTTATCATATGTGGCAAAAGACGTACCAATATATCCCTGAGGGATACGAAGTACTGTGCTGCTGAATGTTCCGTCAACTCCTGTAGCTCCGTCATAGGCATGGAGCAAGTTACCGTCCCAAATGTAAAGGATGTCATTAGCGCCAACCCACATTGCGTGCGGCTTGTTGTTTCCTGCTGGTACAAGCGGCGTGGCGGGCACTGTAGACATGAAGTCATCGTCAAAAGCTCCAGTGCTTGTAATAAAGCGTCCCACATTCCATGTACCCCCTGAGTCGTTCCAACTATAGAAAATACAAGGCACAGCAGTACCGCCTACATTAGCCGTGTATGCGATAACGTCGCTTCCAGTAATGGCGCCAACTCCGGTAATGGTATGCGGCCAACTGCCAGTATTAGAAATGGTCTTAGAGGAAACAACGAGGCGCTGTAATTTAGCACCGTCTGTAATGAGGTATCCATAGCTTGTAGATGACTCCGCAGAAAGTGCAAGATTTCTACACGTTTCTGTTACAGATGAAACATTTGTAACATCAGTAGCGTCAAAGCCCGGCGCGGCATATCCCGCAAAGCGGAAAGGATTGTATCTCGTTGCAGACGAGAAGCCATCCCCCGCCATTGGAATTGGCGTTATTGTAGCGGAAGCAGAGTACTGCTTGTTAAGCGTACTCATCCAATCATTGTAATCCCAAATGATTGCTTTCTGGTTGTTTGCTAATGATACAGAAGAAGCCATATATTATCGGTAATCACCTTTTCCCAAGGGCTTAATGTAAAGCGTAACCTGTACACCTTCGAGCGCTGTGAGCGTTCCCGATGTTTTGAGTGCAAGTCTATCCGTAGTTGCAAGCTGTCTATTAGAAGAGAGAGTGGTGCCTGATTTTTGCACAGGTGTATAAGCCGTACTCTTGAGGTTAAACGTGGCGGCAAGTACGGAGACACCGGAACCTAGTGCAGTTATGCCCGTTAACTTCTCTACATCCAACGTAACAGTTCCACCATCTGTACCCGCAACAGAGTGAACCTCGGAAGCTATCATTACTTCGCATGGACATGTTGCAGTAAAGAATTGGCCATAGTTAGCAGCAGTTTGAGCAGAAGTAGATACGAGATTGACGGTTACATAGAACCCGTCTTTTCTTGCAATGCGTTCAATACCAATAGTAGTTAAAGCGTCTTGCCTAACTCCTTTGGTTTTGATGTCGATATTCTGCTTCTCTCTTGCCATACTAGATTCCTCCGATACTAATCGTTCTTGAAATCATTAAATGTCTGTTTACTGCAGCATCGTTACGGATACCCCACACGGGGCAGATGTCGCCAGTATCTGTAGGCAAGTTTGTTGTGTGAGTAGCGACGAGCGTGTTGTCTATATAGAAACGGATAGCGCCACCGCTATAGTCGTTTTCTATACGATAAGAGTGTGGAACCGTTGGACTTCCTGATACATTTGTCGTTGTCTGGGTCGTGTTATTAGCATTTGAACACACGATTTGAGAGCCGTTGAAGAAGAAGCAGGCGTGGCGTGTTGTGGTAGCACCTGCAGTTGGTTCAAATGTTGCAGCTGCAGACTGTATTACAAATCCCATCCAAGATTCCTGCGTTGTTGCGCCAAAAGCAGGATTTAGCTTTGCAGTCATTTCAATAAATATATCGTTCTGCCAACCAGTAGAGGCGGCAGTGATACCCGTGTTTCCGTCGTTTATAGAGTCTGCAGAACCGTATCTACGACCTATGCTTCCACTTGTCGTACCAGAGCGGAAAAGGAGCGCATAGCCGTATCCTGTAATATCAACTGCCGCAGAGCCAGAGGTGGCACTTGTAAGCTGGTCGGTGTCTGTGATGTCCCATTGCAACTCAAAGGTTTTGTTATCAGACGCACCCGCTGCCGTTATTGTGGTGTCTGTAATCGTAAGCCCAGAACCTGCGGTAAGCCATGTTACTTGTCCTGCGGAGTCATCCCAGAACATGATGCGGTCGGCGTTAGGGTCAGTAAGCGAAGCCCCGGTACCACCGTCAGCAAGTGCTACGTCAGTACCTCCAGCAAAATAAACATTAGAACCGTTTACAGTTGGTGTAGAACCAAAGTCTACAACGCCACCGTCAATATCCAACTTGTTTGCCGAGTTAGTTATGGTTACATCCCCAGCGTTAAAGTTGATAACCGCACCATCACCAAGAAATAAATCAGACCACGCTTGACCAGAAGCACCAAGAGCAGGAGTGTTGTCTACTACAGGAAGTACGGCACCTGTAAAAGAAGCGGCTCCATAAAAGAGGGAGTTAGCAGTGTTTGCCGCCCCGAATATGGCGACATCCGTACCGTTGGCGGACTCAATAATTACACCATCTGTTGCGTCCGACTTGAGAGAGTGAGCAGTGAGTGTGCCAGTGCCAATACTCAAATCGCCCCCTGCGAGTGTAAGGAGGTTTGCTGAATGAGTAAGGGTAACATCTCCGTTATTCCAGTTAATTACCCCGCCAGATGCCAAGAACAAATCTGAGAACGAAAGTGTGCCAGAACCAAGAGCTGCCCCGTCGTTTGAACCAGGAAGAAGCGTGGTGTTAATCGCTACAGAGGCGAGGTTGGAAAGTGCCGTGTTAGCACCAGCGGCACCAGCGGCCTGGAAGGTAGGAAGCGCACCTGCACCGTTAGAGGTAAGAACCTCACCAGCATTGCCTACTGTACCGCTCTGTAGTGCGCCTGTTGAGGTCGTACCACCAAAGATGGGTGCGTATGCAGTAAACGAGGTTCTACCCGTACCACCGTCCGGTACAGTAACTTCAGTTAGAGAAGCAACAACCAGAAGATTACCGTCACTATCACATGCGGCAGGTATTGTGTCTCCGGTAACGTCGTCTACTAGGAGAAGTGACGGTACTGAGTTCTCATCGCGTGGTGCTTGTTCGTTTGCCATACCTATATAATTCCCTCACTTTTTAATATATTCGTAACTGCGCTTGCGGTGCTCTCAGGAATTCCTTCATCTATTAGTTTCTCCGTCAATGCTGTAGCTGCAGTGATTTCAGTACGGGATTGCTCCAGAAACTCCCCGTCATATTCTTTTCCGTCATTTTCGTCTATGTAACGGATAGTTTTTGTGTTTGGATATGCCATATTAGAAGGTAAACCAGTTAGAGCCATTAGAATAAAGACGAGCCGAACCGTAGTTTGTGTTTATGACGTATGTAGCCGCACCGTTAATAAGCTGGGAGCCTTCCGTTGCTATAGTAATGTTATTAGTTCCGGCGTTGCCTCCTTCATCTGTAAAAATATATACACGTCTTCCTACGGTGTCTGCTGTTCGTATAGTGTGGGTTCGTGCGGCACCTGTGCTGGTTGTTGCAATAATGACGTCAGTAGCTGATGTATTGGTATCAACTGCGGTTGCTCGCCGTGTCCAACCCATAGAACCGGCAAGGTCAAGTCCCGACAATGGAGTTGCCCGTCCGTTTACGCCGATATATCCAGTGGAACGAAATGAAAGCACTGTCGTTAGCGAACCGGAAACATCGGCCACAGCAAAATATAACGCACCAGGGACAACACCGGCCGATACAGTGCCGTCTACTGCGGCACGGATGAGGGCAGCAATTTCAAAATCAGTACCGTCGTGTCCTTCCCAGCGTTGCATTGAAATATCGTCTCCGCTTACCACGGCCGAAGGCGACGCTTCGGTTCCTCTGGCTTTAAGTAGCGAAAAGTCTGCAGTACGCAACGCCTGGTCTGTAAATATTGCCTGGGCACCGGCATTCCAGTTAGCAAGGTCTGGCTTTACGGCAAGGAATGCGGATTTAATCGTATTCCCAGTACGGACGAATGTAGATTTAGTACCACCCATCACAACGCCATCATTACCACCGTCTGTACGCAGTGTATTTGGCAAGGTATCTCCATCTACTATCAAGTCAACATCGTCGCCGTCATCGTTAATGAGCACCGAGGTTGAGGTTACTTTTACGACGTCCGCATTGCCTCCGGCCTTCAAAGATACGGTATCTGAAGTAGTATCAAGTCCCGTGTTTTGGCTTGCATTCTTTACCTCGTAAGGTATGGGGGAGATTTGGAAATCAAAGTCCATACTATGCAACTGCTATTAGATATGAAACCCCTTCGCCGCTCACGGATGAGTCAATAAAAACCTTTGAAAGGTTATCTATATTTATAGTTACTGTAGCGCCACGGTCTAACTGGAACCCATTTAATGATGTAACCGTGCTATCGCCAACGTAAATGATTCCAGTATTGGCAAGCTTTGCTCGCACAATGACGCTTTTTATTACTGTGGACGCACCAAGCGCAACACGAGTTCCAGCAGTTGTAACATTTATTTGGTTTGATAGTGCGGAACTAAATGCAACCTGATCCATTTCGACTGGACTGGCTCTTAACTCAGCGTCCGTAAGTGGGCCGGTTACAGGAATCGGCCCCGCTGTTGGGTTATTTAGTCCAGGACTATAGCTCACAGTGTTTTTGCAAATTCTTTAATGCTTTCTGCCTTCACGTTGACTGAAGCTTGGGTAGCGGCTACTTGTTCGTTATATTGAGCAAGTTTAGCTTCTTTTTCCACAAGTAGTGCTTCACGTTCAGAAAGTTCCTTTGCTTTTTTATCAAGCTCAGCTTCTTTTTCCTTGAGTGTGCTCATCTTCCCCGCAATCTGTGCAGTTACCTTAGAAAGCTCCTCCCGTGCGCCTACAAGAAGCGTGTTAGCAGACGTAATATCTTCACTGTATTGCTTTTTTGTAGCTTCAAGGCCTGAAACGGTAGCTTCAAGCTCTGCTTTTGCCTTGTGTAGCTCGTTTACGGTGTATTGTGAAGAAAAGGCAAGCTCACGCAAACGAATAGCCTCAGCTTCGTTTATGGATACGAGGTTACGGGAGGCGTCAATTGCCTTCTGTAGCTCATCTGGGAGCGTGATGTCGGGGGACGGTTGGCTTATGGACATATTAGAGTTCCCAAACTACATAAGAAGGCGTCGTACCAGCTACAGATACGATACCCGTGTACATTGTTCCACCTGCATCAAAATCCCATGAAGCACCTAGACCGTCTTTTGCACCGGTTCCTCCCTTCAGAACCTTGTGAAAAACAGTGTCTGATGCACCGGAACCAAGCCGTACAAAAAGCGGGTTTGTCCCTACGTTCTGAATGCCCCAAGCACCTCGTGCAGTGTTTTCTGCAAGTGCGGTAGCCGCAGAAACGATAGCGGGAATGTTTGCCACTCCTTTCGGAGCGATGATTGCTTGTGTGTCTGCCATATTTTAAGAAAGTATTACTCTAAGGTAACCGGTACCGTTTTGCCCAAGAAGTGCTTTTGGTGCACCGTTATATGTACCAAGTGCTGTTTTAACGCTGTTACCGTCTATTCCTGCTAGACTAGAGGTAACTACAGGAGGTGCCAGAGTTGCGGGTGTAATCTTGATTTTTAAGTACCCAGTCGTATGGTCAGCCTTCAGCTTTACCGTGCCGCCGTTATACGAACCAAGTGCTGAGGCTACTTGATTCCCATCTCTTCCAGCTTGTGCCATAGACCTTTCTTTTTAAGTTCTTTAATTGCATTTGCAAGAAGCTTGCGTTTGTCGTCGGTCTGTTTTTGAAGCTTCACCTGTTCGGCTATCTTTTCGTCAGCTTCAGACATTGCTTTCTTAATGCGTTCCTCTGCTCGTTTGAGACTTTCTTCCTTCTCCTCAATGAGCTTGCGTTTTTTTTCAGCACGCACCTGCTCTTCTTGGAGAAGCTTGGCTGTTATAAGCGCCATTTCTCGACTGTTATCTGCGGACTTTTTATGACGTTCTATTTCTTCAAAGGATACCGCTTTATATCCTTCAAACTCAGTCTTCTTCTGGTTGAGTAGTGCGTCTGAGCTGCTTATAGATTGTTTGAGCTTATTCAGATCCAACTCCTTATTAGATAGTTCAGCTTTTGCCGCCTCTATCTCGAGCCGTACGGCATCCAGATGTTGAAGTTCTTCCGTTATCGGACGTAGGGCAGTGTTCCTACGGTCTTCAAGAACTTTGATGGTCGCAAGTTCAGAGCGGGTAAGCTCGAGAATACGCTGCTCTAATGCGGCTATCTCCTCGAGCTTGTCTTTTCTCTTTACCTCTATTTCTGCATTAAGTGCCCGTAGTTCCTTCTCCCTAAGAGAAATTACCGAGGACAAAATGCGCTGCTTTTCACGGCTGGAGTCTAATGAAGATGCTTCGCTAGATTGTATTTCCTGTTGCGTGAAAAGCTTCATACTACTCAAGGTTAAAGTCTTCCTTCTTTGGTTTACCTGGTGCACGTTTCTTTGCTTGTGGTTCCTCTAATGCTTCAGAGACCACTTCAGGAACCGGGGCCACTACAGGCTCTTCTTTCCTAAGATGACGCTCAAGGATAGGAAGTTCGTTTGCGAACGACGGCATGTCTACCTCGACGCCAGCAGGGGAGGTAGCACGCTTCACAAGCATTTCAATACTCGTGGTGTTGTACTTCATCGGATAGCCCTGTGTTGTCTTACCGTCTTTGTCCCAGTTTTGGTTCATTTCTGGTGTGTTAAGCACCCATTCTGCGAGGTGCTTGGCGAAGAAGTTAGAAACAATCTCATTAAGTTCTACAGAGTGAGCACCGTCGTCAGCGATGACTGCACCGGAATATTCTGTACCGGGAAGGAACGTGTAAGGAATACGTCCCCAAGTGTATGTGAAAGGCTTCGTGGAAAAGTTATAAAACATATTTTGATTACTCCTGAATCAAATCCCCAAAGGGAGAGGGGTAAGGCGTCGGAGAAATACGCTTTTCGGGTGCTACCCTATACCCCTCTAAAGGAACTAGCCTACGTCGAAGGTGAGTTTTACTGCACCGTATTCGGTGTCAGCAATTCCTGTAACACAGATACCTACAGGTGCTTGTACGCCAGTGAAAGGCTCTACAGCACCAGCAACTGCGTTAGAAGCACACTGGAACGTACCGACAACTCCGGTACCGTTCATGAGCACGTTTGCAACACCACCAACCTGGAGCCATCCGTAGTAACCTGCAGTAACAACGTCAACTGCAACACCAACAGGGCAAGAGGTTGCCGTAGCTGGGTTAACAATTACGCCGTTATATGGGTTAGATACGAGGTCAACACGAGAAGACGTGGTGAGAGCTACCTGGAGAGGGTCAGAAAGCGTAATAGCTCCTGCCGTTGAAAGGGCGATAACTGGGTTAGATTTGATGAGGTACTTATAACCTTCACCTGGGGTAACGGTAACCATCATGTAGCCTTCTGCGTACTGGTTTGCAGTAGTTGCAGTAGCACCGAGTGTTACGGTAACGCTGGTCGCACCGATTGCAGCAGCTGCAGGTGCGAGGTTTTGGTGGTCAGTAATTTCTGCAGGAGCTTGGTAAAGCTTACCTGCAACGGTTGCAGTTCCTCCGACCTTACAGTAGCGGTATGCGTTACCGTTCTGGTCGACGAACTTGGAACCGAGTGCAATCTCTTGCACAGCAGACTGAACAAATGGGCCTGCTGGAGCTGCACCTGGGTTGGTTGAGAAGAATGTAGCCATAAATGAGTTAATAATGAATTATGCTGCGGTCGTAACTGCAGTCCACGTAGTGCTTGCGTCTGTATTTACATACATACGGTCTCCTACGCCGCTTCCGTCAATTCTCAAGTAAAGAGAACCTTTAGGAGCTGCGATAGTTGGAGCACCGGAACCAGCGACGATACGAGGAGCAGTGGCACCTTGACCAACAGACGTGTAGCAGTTAGCACCACCACCTGCGGCGATGGACTCACTTGCTGCGAGAAGTGCCGGGCCATTCGCTTGGAATTGACCGTTTACGGTCGTTGCACGTCCGAGGGAGATGTTTCCGGTTCCTGTTGGGTTAATAGAAACCGTACCAGAACCTTTAGCGTTGATTGTAAGGTTCTCGTTCGTACCGGAGCTAATAGCGGTTACATCAACTCCACCCGCTGCTGCTGCACCAACGATTTTGATACCAGTAGCCTGTGATGCTGTTGAAGCAACAACTTTAAGAACTGGGTTGGTATCTCCGTTAGCACCTACTACAAGAGCGGATGCGGACGTTGACGTGATGCTCGTTGCACCAGTGATTGCTGTAGTATCAGTTACTGCGTTACCGAGAACTGTGTTACCGGTCGCAGTAAGATTGGTAAGTGAAACGCCTGCCAAGTTAGTAGTCCCAGAGAACGTAACCGTTCCGGAGAATGTACAGTCTTTTGCAGTGTTTATACCGTACTGTTGAACTACTGAGAGGTAGTCCTCAAGTAATAAAGACATAGGTTGCTATGTTAAGAATTAGGCAACCCGTGACTAGATACCTGTGATACCGGTCAATTTTCCGTTATAACGAGGGTTGCGGCACACAAGGTTTCCACCATGCACGATGTTCTTCACATACATTTGCTGGTTGATTGGTTCGCGCCATTCAGTCTCGAAGAATCCAAGACCTTGAACGATGTTTGGATCAGGCTCGCCATCAAGTTCGTTGGTGGAGTAGTTAACAGCCTTTGCTCCTGGCCATTTCTTTGCAGAGTAGAAGTCAAAAGTCTTTTCGTTCAACATGAACATAACACCCGCTGTACATGCAGAGTCTGCAACAACGTCGGCATCACGGAATTGAAGACCACCGTTCATCTTAGCACCAACAGAAAGCGTAGAAGCATCTGCGTATCGGATGTTTGGGATAAGCAACTGTTCGTAAAGGGAACGAATAGCTTTGGTCGTAAGTACCTTGGTAGGCTGTTGAGAGTCCTGCATGACGGTATCCCAGAGGGTATACATCTTAGCGAGAGTCAACGTACCACCGGAAGCAGTAACGGTTGCACTGATAGTTGGATACGTGGTGCGAGAAAGTCCACCGTACGTAGCAACGGAAGTACCGTCATCAACTGCTGCACCAAGACCGGTAAGGTCTTTGTTAGAGTTGCCTGTTCCGTCGCTATAAAGCTGGGAAGCAAGGGAGAGCGCAAAGTCTTCTGCGTCGGATTGAACCTGACGGTAAAGAAGGTTTGCAACCTGTTGAGGGGTGTCGTTGAGTACCAAGTCAGTGATAGGAAGAACAACGCTCATGTTGTTAAACTTAGCGTCGAACGTCATTTTAACCGTGTTATCTACTGCAGTCGTGGAGAGGGTATCTGCACCAGAGAAGGAAGTAGAGTTAGGGTTAACCTGCCACTTGATAGGGATTTCGATTTGAGCACCTGCCCATGGCTTTGCCTTGGAGAGGAACATCGAGGTGATGCGGTTACCGGTTACCACAGTGTCTACGAGCTTTGCGTAGAGGAAGTTCAGTGTGGAATCGGCAACGCGGTTTGAAATTGCCATAAATTATTAAATAAAATGATTAATATCTAGCTTTTTTAAGCTTTCGTGTGTGTACACGGGAGCTTTTTTAGAAGGTGATGTATTTGTCGGAGTTGTCTTAGTGACTACCGACTTCTTCTCTTCAACAACCTTGCCTGTATCTGATGGGTAAAGCTTTCCATGAAGCTGGAGCGCTTTCCTGATATTAGGCATGTCATTTTTGTCAAAGAGTTCGTACTCAATACAGATGTCGAGGAGCTGGTTACGCATGGTGCTTTCCTTGTTAACGAGGTCAACGCCAATTTCGTCACCAATCTCTTCCAAATCTTTCTCGATACGCTGCAGAGCTTGGTCTTGAGCTTGCTTTTCTTGCTCTTTCGCCTGCTGAGCAGTTCTCATTTCCTCAAGAACGGTTTGTTTTGCGATTTCCTTTTGAAAATCCATCCATTCTTTGTAAGCCTTTACGTCTTCTCCGAAGATGTTTTTAAAACGCTCCGGAACAGACTCTTCAGCTTGAGGTTGGTTACCCGTTCGTATCTTTTCAATCTCCTCGAGGGCACGCTTTGCTTCTGCCTTGGCTTCTTCAGCCTCTTGGCGCATACGCTTCCAACGTGGGTCTTTGTGATACGGAATAGGCTTCTCATCCTGTGGTTCAACCTTGACTTCCGGTTCCTTTTCAGGCTCCTCTGCCTTGGTTTCCTCAGGTTCTACTTCTTCGGGCTGCGACTCCGCTGGTGTAGTTTCCACGTCTTCCGTTGAAGACTCCGCAGTAAGTAACTTCTCTATCATTTCTTCCGACATATTGCGGTTTACGCAGGCTTTTTTCTTTCGAGGGATAAACCGAGGAACCCCTATTAAGTGTTAACTAATCTTCTTCCTCTTCCATTTCCTCCTCCACTTCGGGAGGTACGGGCATATCAAGAGCAAGGAGATTTTCTTTTAAGTCTGCAACAGCCTCTTTCCACGACATCTCACCCTCCCTAAATTCTTCCATCATCTCGTCAAAGAGCCGGTAGGCAAGTGAGCATGTTTCTTCATACTCCTTGTCTTTGATGAGTTCCTTGACTACAGGAGAACCAGTTTTCTTTTCTACTTTGCGTAGCTTTTCAATCATTCTGTTATCCATATTTAGAGGTTGGGAGGAATCATGGGAGGTAACTGAGCTTCACCAGGCATACCCGGCATTCCAGGTGGCTGGGGAGGCACACCGCCTAGCTCTTGAAGCGTCATATCCGGAGTAAGTTGTTCTTGGAGTGTCTTCTTTGCCTCGTCTTTAGGGTCTGCGAAGTCCAAGCGGTTATAGAGCGACTCAAGGCTAAGTGCCTTAGCGTTCCACAAGTCCATTGCCTCGTTACGCCGCATGAGAGGGTCTTGAGGAATCATGCTGCCTTCCTTTACGGACACCGTAAGGCGACGAGATGGCCCTTCTTTAAGAAGCTGTAAGTAACGTGCCCCGTCTTCTGCACCGAGTGTACGAGCTACATCTTCCGGTGTGTAAAACACGTAAATGGTCTGTACTGCAAGGTTAAACAGGTGGTCTACAAACTGCTCAATCTGCTCGACGATAAGGGAAAGGCGGTCTACATCTTGTCCTTTGATTTCAATCTTCCCTCGTACCGTTCGTTCGGAGAGAATTCCCTGTGCCATGGATCCACGCACGCCCATGATGTTGTAAATCTGTTCTCGTTTGTCTATGAGGTCTTGGTAAACGAACGACGCAAGTTGAGGTGCCTGGAGACGCTGTACAGACTCACCAATGTTCTGAGTTGTTGCGATGATAGCTCCACCGTTTCTGAGCGCATTGAGTGCCATTTTTCCCTGGTCTTGAGAGAAGTCGCTACTGAACACCCAGCTGTTGTTTGTTTCGTCGGCGTTCTTGTCGATTTGACGCAAGCGTTTGTTCACGATGTCCTGAAGAGAAATGGTTTGCTCAATAAGCGAGGTCTCGTCATGTGGTTGCTTACCGGTTGAAAACACGGAAAGGAACGAGTACGGCATCTTTGGAGATGCAAAGTGGTTTACACCTGGTATCTCCTCCTCACCTGCTACACCCATGTCATCCATGGTTGGTCGCTTGGTTGAACCGTTCCAGTAAGGGTTCTTACTCTTAGAGAGAATGACATTATCCAATCGCCAGAATACGAATTCATTTGTCCACCATTCGTGATAAGTAAGCGATGTGCCGAGTTCATTCTTCACTCTGGCTGCGATGTAGTCAGCGTGTTCCGGGAACATTGTAGAAAGCACCTCAGCGGTCTCAGTTTTCTCTTCACCGATGTACTTGCCCTTGAACTCACCACCGTCAAAGAAACCGTTCCTGTCGAGGATTAGACGCTCTGGGTGCACTATCTGGTAGTACATGTCGTTTGTGTCCTTGTCCCAACCCATTTTGAAACACCCGAGGTAGTAAATAGCCCATTGTCGTGTTGCTGTTTTAATCTTGCTTTTGAGTCGTGTCTCGTCTGCCTTCTTTTCGAGGATTCTACTTGTACACTTAGCTATGAAATCGCCAATCTCTCCCGTTTCTCCGATAACAAGCGGCTCTGGGTTTTGACGTGAAATGAGCGGGAGAAGTGTCTCGGTACTTTCAAATACGAGGTTGTCTTGTCCTCGTGAGTCCATTGTGCGGCTCTCGTACTGGTCGCCAGTCCAGTATTTATAGTTATTGTCTGCGCGTTTCTTAATCTCTCCGTAGTATTGACGGTACGAGTTACTCCAGCCGTTAGAAAGCTCAATAAGCTTGTCATCTTCTAAATCAAGAGAAAGGACAGGTTGCAGTGAGTCCTTTGCGCTCTCTCCGTTATATGGCGAGTCGTTTACACCAGAAAACAAACTATCGACGCCTTGCCAATTAGCAATAGCGCCTTGAGGGTTACTCGCTGATTCACTTCTTTTAATGCCAATCCCCATAAACAAAAGACGAAGAACCTATTAGAGTTCCCGTCCGATGTGCGGATATGGGGTTTATGTCACCAGTATAACACAGTCGCTAATCTACACGATATACGTTATTCTTTTCTATCTTTCTAATGTTCCCGTCCTGGTCAAAGTGAGCGGTGATTGAGCCGTTCTTTTGGTCAAAAAATCCTGCTTGTATGAGTACAAGAATCTTCTGAGTATGCACGTTAAGAAATACTATGGTCTTCTCGTCTATCATACGTCTCTCCAATCGCTTTTATCTTCAAATGCTAGGTTGGGAACGGACACTGGCATTCTATCGTCGTACATGTTCTCCCATGACTTCTGAGCACCGATGACTTTTGAAACAGTTGTACCAGTTACGAACCTTGGTGCGTCGCTGTTCCAGAATTTATCCATTCCTACGCGCCAGTAAAGCAGTGCATGGCATAAGTGGTCTGGCCCCGAGCGTTGCCACACAAACCGCTCGTTACCTACGGCATCCTCCTCCACTTCTCGGTAGATGTTTGCGAAGTGTTGCCACATCTGCCAATAATCATCCTTACCACCCCACAGGGGGAGTCGCTTATCACGTAGCTCATCAACAACCTGTTGCATGACTCTGTTCCTATCAACCGTTACCTTGCCACGTTCTCCGTCCTTGCCCCACTCGATAAGGCGCATGGTCTTCCTGTCTTGCCGGTAGTAACAAAGGAAGACACGGCCGGGGTACTTCTCACGTAATTCTCGTATAGCTAACAGGTCTCCTCCTTGGTCGCATACCACAAGGGAATTAGGGAAGCGATGCATCAACGCTTCGATGTCGTGCATGGAATCACAACGCCCCCAGTTAAATACACCCTGCTTATTCCCGATAACGTA